CTGGCCTCACGAAGACTTGGCGTGCCGATGACCGTAAATCTGAAATCACCGTTGAAGGTATTGTAAAAGTCGGAACTGTTCCTCAGCTCGGTGCTTCATTCAGTTTCACATTGAACGCTGACACTGCTTATCCATCGGGTTCGGCTTCTGCTTCATTTGCTGGTTGGGTAACTAAGGTGGACGAAAAGGGCGGTAACAAAGAATTTGTTAAAGTCTCCGTCACCGCAGTTGACTACGAAGGCGTAGCCCCGTAATTTGACGCGGTGGATAACCGCTTCCTATTTGCATTTACTGACCCGGGAGAGTTAAAACTTCTGGGTCGTTTTGTTTACCCTTTCTGCATCAAGTATCGGGTGCGACTGCTGGCTATCAATTCCCCGCTAGTTAATACGCATCGAGACATCGAGCCTCTAGACCTAGTCTTAGCCGTTCAGATTTGCTCTGAGAGACGCTTTGGCGACTTAACCTGGCTAGACCATTGGTACTTGGCTAAACTCAAGCGGGATAAAAATTTCTTTCGCCAGACTGTTTTATCATTCACGGCTTACGCGCATCAAACTATCTGGCCTAAATTCTGGGAGAAGACTGACAAGACAGGCGGATCTAACGACGGCGGGATTGGGTGGCCTCTTATGGTCATCGCCAATTTAATCAGTAACGGCATCACGGAGGACAGGGCGTGGAATATGCCGGAATGTCAGGCCATCTGGTTATCTACCGCGTTCATTAAGATTAAGGGCGGGGAAGTTAATGTCCTGACTACGGAAGAAGAGGAATTTATGGAGCAGGAACGAAAGGCTAAGGCTGAAGCGGACAAGCCTGTTGCCGAAAAGTCATAAGTATAAGAACACTATGGCTAATCAACAATTAGGATTCGATGTGGTAGGCAGATCTAACGCTTCCGAAGTGATGGGTAAGGCTGGACAAGAAGCTGATAAGTTACGCAAGAAATTAGCCAACGCGTTTGATTTTAAGAACGCTTTAGTCGGTGCTTTCATCGGTGCGTTTGGTGCAGCTGCATTACTCGATAAAGCAATTAACACCGTAACCGAAAGTTTTAAGGGTATGGCTGATGTAGCGGACAAAGCAGGCAAGGCAGGAATCAGCGCAGCTGAGTTTGATAAACTTTCCTTCGCAGCTCAGGACGCTGGAGTATCTACTTCGGTATTAAGTAAATCAATTCGTGAACTTCGTTTTATGATGAAGGACGCATTGACTGATACAAAGAAGATGACCCTTCTTACTCAAGGGCTTGGCTTCTCCGAGGAACAAGTGCGTTCGGGACAAGTTAAATCTATTGAACTATTTCAACGCGTAGCCCAAGCCATCGCAACGCAGGAAACTGACACACAGAAACTAGCAATCGCTACGGCTTTCTTTGGAGATAAAGTGGCTAATGATATGCTACCAGTCCTTGAAGCTATCGCTAAGAATCCAGATATATTCAAAGGTCTTGTGACTGGATCAGAGGAAGCCTATGCAGCTGCGGACAAATTAGATTCCAAGATGGCTAAACTTTGGCACAACATTAAGAATAACATCGGCATTGCAATGGTTCAATTTGATGAATTTACGAGCAAGCAAGAAAAGTTAAATAACGAGACAATGAATCAACCAGGCGTAAAGGGATTGATGGAGAGTATGCCTTTTGGTGGTGCAATACCGGCAGTGCTTGGAACATTTCAAAAAGAATCGGCTACACCAGCCAATGCCCAAGCCTCTAAGGTCAACGCTCAGGCGATCATCGACGCTCAACAGAAAACCGTTAAGAACGACAACACCATCGCAAATTCCCTCGGTGCTTCAATGGGCAACGGCCCTACTTCCGGTGTGATCGGTGTCGGCAACAACGCCCAATTTACTTTAATGGAGGAGCAACTCGACACGCTAAAAGAAATACGCGACTCGATTGACCGCCTCGGAACTCCGCAAGGAATGAACACAGACTTTACAAAACAAGAACTACCAACAGTATAACTTTATGGCACGCACAGACAAAGGAGACGCATTAACCGCACCTATACTTCAACCAGGTTGGAAACTTTCCGACGATGGTTTCGGTCTGCATATAATCAGCGCCACATTCAAATATGATGGAAGCCTCGGTTTCCCAACTAATGCACGGGGTGAAGCATTCCCAATTGAAGAATATGACTACTGCAAACTGCACAAGTATTCTGGTTCATATGATGCCCTCGGCGTAATCACAATCACTTCAGAGTATATTGGCATAGACCCAAGTGTGAATAGCGGAGAAGTTACCAATCCGCAAATGACTGTAGCTGGTGGCCTGACTACTGAAAAGATTGAAACACACTTTGGATTTATAGCCGAAGAGTTTCCAATTGCAGGTCCACCACCATACACGCAAAGTGCAATTGGGCCTCTCGTTCCTATTAAGAACCCTGCTAATTACGGATCACAAGTTTCTGGTTCGGTTGTTGGACAAGTAAGAACGCAACAGTCATTCATCGGCGAGAACGGTGCTTGTTTTGAAAATGCAACTGGTGGAAAATTCTTAGGCTTCGTAGATCCCGCGTTCCCTTACTTCTACGGAAAGACTTCTTATCTCGCACCACAGCAAACTTTCTCCGGTATTGTCTATGTAACTTCTGATGTGACGGCGAAAATGTTTGTAGATTTACTTTCTGTTTCATCACCCAATGGAGACTGGGACGGAAACTTACCTTATATTATTCCTGGCTATATGGGAACTGATTTTACTAATGGTGATTATAATCAATTACTTTTAACTCAATCGAACGTGGAAAGTTTTGGCGAGTTATATAAAATTTCTTTTGAAGTTAAATTCAGTGCTACTGGCTGGCATACAAATATATATTTAAGAATCCAAGACCGAGCCTAATGTATAAACCACTTCAAGGTGCAGGATATGATTTGAACTCCACCAGCCGTGGTTTCTCATTGGACATTCACGGTAATCCGCAAGAAGAGCCAAATATACAGCCGTTCCTAAAGTTAAATCCTTTTGACTGTATTATTGATAAGATAACTGCAGGTGAAAGCACATCACATAGACTTAAAATTGTTAAAGGAACCGTCACTTATCATTGGGCAGTTACGGATCAGGGAGTGACAGGCCCGGGAAGTCTACCGCCTTATTTCTACGACATTACTAAATGTAATTTATTTCCTACTGGATTGATGACAACTGGTTCAGACGCTGGCTCTGAATTTATAAACAATGGTGGCTATGCCAGTTTATCATCGGGCGAAGATTATGTAGTTTTTGTTTATATGTTAGGCCCTTATTATGAAGTTGAAAACGAGCCAGAATTTAATGTGCCTCAATTATGTATTTCTCAAATAGGTGATTACCCCGAAGAAAATATAAGTGATGTTCCTGATACTGCTAATCGTGGAGCTGATATAAAACCCGAGTTAACTATTGGAGAGTCATCATCAAGTATTGATTTCATATATACTAACACATTTTCACTTCGTGCTAATATAGCCCGCATTAAATGGACTGGAGGAGTAAATGGTCAATTCGTTATAGAGCAAATTACTAACTACCCTAATATGAAATTTACGCCAAATATAATTGGTGGAAGCACAACAGCTGTAACCTTTCTTTCCAACACTGTTGATGGAATTAGAAACCCTATTACTGGTTACACTAAATCATTAAATACCGACGGCCCAGGTTATGACGCCATAAGACAAGGCCAACTCTAAGCCACCCCCCCTACCCTCTGCCAATTCCACCAATTTTATGTCGACCACCTCAGTAACATTTAAACGCGTTACTTCCTTTGCCGGCACTTGCACCTACACGCCTGATGCTGGTGGCCCTGCGACGATTACGAGCGTCACAATTACTTCAAATATTATCACGTCGGACGGCTCGGAGTATGCGACAACGATTACTAAGGCGAACAATGGTTTATCTTTTGTCGTACGCTACACTGGCGACTCGGGATCATGGTCTTTAGGCACAGCTCGATGGGACATTAAATTCGTTAACGCTGGTGCAGTCTTCTATTCGGAGACTATGCGCTTAAACATCATCGACCAAGTAACCACCTAATATGTCGCTAACAATCGCTCCTTCACCGTTCGGTAGTCTGGTCGTTTCGGTGGCCGAGACTGGTAGCACATTATCGGTTACTACT